GTCAAAGAAGAAAAGGTTTTGATGATGGCAATGGAATCAAAAGAAAATAATGAAATTGTGACAGCAATTAAAAATGTTTTAAATGCTTGTACATTTGAAAAACTAAACATAGACAGTTTACCTATGTTTGATTTAGAGTATATACTACTACAAGTTAGAGCAAAGTCAGTAGGTGAGATAGCAAAATTTAGAGTGTTATGTCCAGACGATAAGGAAACTTTAGCGCCAGTAGAAGTAGATTTATCACAAATAAATGTGGTTGTTGATGATGAACATAACAACAATGTTTTGATAGATGAAGAAAGAAAATTAGGAATTGTTTTAAACTATCCAACGTTAGGATCAAGTCAGGTAGGGTTTGAAATAGATACGAAAAATATAGATGCAATATTTGATGTTATTGTGGATTGTATTGACCATATCTATGAGGGTGACAAGACTTATCCAGCAAAAGATAGTACAAAAAAAGAACTAAAAGAGTT